CTATTGCTACTGCTGCTGTTCCTACACTACCAGCACTTGTAGATGTTAAGTCACTGAAGTTTGGCACAGTGCCTACTGTAACTGCACTGCCTGGTGTAGCATCTCCTTCTAAATAGCTAGTAGAAAAACTAAACGCTTCGCCACTAGTTGCTTGCGTAGCAGATGGAAATGTTACTGCTGGAACTCCGTTAGTTGCAGAACCAAAACCGCCTAATGTAGCTGCCGAGTTAGAGTCCACAGTTGTTACATTATTACCTGAGATGCTGTAACTAGATCCGATCTTATCTGCTGTACTTGCAGCCGATAAAGATTCAAACTTTACACTAGATGATATGGAATGATTCATGTCCGCATAAGCTGGTGCAGATACAAGAAATAAAAATGGGATTAGTTTTTTCATTGGATTCCTACCTTAGTGTCCTTGTTATCTACTATTTTAGCAGCGTTTGTAGGTTTCTTTTTGTTAACGGATATACCGTATGAACCTAGCACCCCACTGGTCAAGCCAGCTAAAAACGCTCCATCGTTGCGAATCTTATCCATGTATCCGAGAGTCATCATCGCCAAACTCCAGCAAAGAATCATAAATCGGACACCGTGACCAAAGATTTCTCCCCAATCCGTACCCTCTTTTTCTTCCTGTTCTTCAACCATAAAAGTAAAGATTCTTGTCTAATACTAGCAAGTTAGCTATGTTTGGGAAGTAACACAATAAAAACGATGGTAAAAATTTTAAAACCTATCCTTCTAGTCTTTATCAAATCGAAAGCAATGAAGAGATTAATTGTGGATCTGTTAAAGGCAATAGCCAAACAAACGGACAACAGTATAGACGACCAGGCAGTGGCTTTTATTGAATCCAGGATGTTTCCAGGTTCTACCACAAGTCTACAGTGATATGAGAGATAGAGGCTTTATGAAAATGATCTTCGGGAATTTAGATCCCGAAACAGAGTTAACAGTAGAGCTACGATGCAGGGAAGTTAAGGCTTGTAATGATATAGACAAGATAAGGTCTTTTTGTATTGACCTTATGAAAAACCATGCAAAAACTGAATCTGTACTATCTCATGCACTACTTCGTCTAGTAGAGCTAGAGGTAGCCTTGTCTGACTTAAAGGCACGAGAAAGAGAAAGAGAAAAATCTAGTCGTTTAAAATTGCTGCTTCAACGTCTGCGTGAGAAAATTGACTAAGCAGTTTTTTATGTATTTGGTTTATTTGAAAGTTATATTTAGTTAGCTCTAGTTTTTGTTTAACAGACAATTCATAATTACCTTCGTATGTAACGTGGGCTGTGTAATCATCTTTTATATTTATATGGTGCTCTACTCCTCTAAGAGTGTGATCTAAGAAGGTTCGCATAAGTTGTTTGCACTTCCAGTCTCTTATCTTTTTAAGGTTACGCTTGTCCTGTGTACTTCTTGGAATAATTGGTTTCATGCTTTGTTAGCTTTTCTGCCTTCAATTCTTTTACGAACAGATTTCTGCCATACAACTATATCTTCTGCCTTAGCCATATCATAAACAGACTTAGGGTATGCTCGCTCCAGTTCTGAGTAGATTAAGTTTCTAACCCAGGCTGTAGCTTTGATACCCTCTTTGTCTGCCAACTCTTGAGCCAAATTAGCTCTATTTGGATCGACTAATACTTGGAAGTAAGTTTTGTTGCCGTGAACGATAGCCATGAAATAACCTGTCTTGTACTACTCTAGCACAAAACCTGAAATAAGCAGCTAATTATACTAAAAACCTTCAGGTTTATTTAGTTTAACTTTGGGTTTTTTCTTTGTAGGTCTACGCCTTCTTACTTTTACTTTTGGTGTTTTACCTATGTATTCCATAAAGACATTAGGCATTTCTCCAAATTCAGTGGTTCTTTTACTCATTAGTGCACCTCCCTCCATGTTTTACCTATCTGTACTTCTGCTAATGCAGGTATTTCACCTAACCATAGAGATTCAGATAGTTCCATAACTTCTTTCAGTGTTTTAGCCCACTCTTCTGCGTGTTCTTCACGAACCAAAAGAAGTATCTCATCATGTACTGCTGCTGCAATCTTTACAGTATCTTCACCAGCATCTTTGACCTTAGACCATATCTTTCCAAGTGCACATTTAAGAATAGCTGCACCTGCACCTTGTATGGGTGTGTTACATCTAACAGTAATTCTGTTAAGATCACCTTTTAGAAATCGTCTCATGCCAGAAACAGGAACCCTAGTCTCAGCCCAGTCATCATCTTTAGTCTCTTTTGCTTCAAGATAATTCTTACTCTGCCAATCACGAATACCACTATAGGCATTTAGCCAGTTGTCACGAACTTTACCTGCTTCATCAAGCGTCATCAATACCCCACTACTACCTGCGTAGTTACGTAGACCTTCCGAACCAGCTCCATAAAGTAAACCGAAGTTCGCTGATTTAGCTATCTGCCTATCGCAACCCATCTGCTCGGCAGTGTAATCATGCAAATCTGCACCATCTTTAAATGCTTTTATCATGTTCTTGTCATTAGCAAGTGCAGCAGCTAGTCGTAACTCCATCTGTGAAAAGTCAGCGTCAACAATCAACCAACCTTCTGGAGCTTCAACACATTGTCTAAACTCAGAGTCTCTAGGTATCTGTTGATTATTAGGTTTGATACTGGACATTCTTCCTGTATCTGCTCCAAGCTGCATATAAGATGCCCTAACAAAACCATCATCGGCCATTTTTTCCTGGATACTGGCAAGCATCTGTCTACGCTTCTCTGTCTTTTTCCAATTCATAAGTGTTTGGATCGCTTCAGAATCAGCAGCACATTTACGCAACGCTTCTCTAGATACAGATTTTTTACCCTTACTATCTGTGGGTGAATACTTTAGTAGTATCTCCAGCTTTTCTAGTAACTGTTTAGAGCTTTTTATATTGAAGCCTTTGTACTTTTTAGTGCCTAAGCGAATAGATCCTTCGTCTTTCGCACGTAAATTAAACTCTCCATCATCATCCCGTGGTAGTTTATGATCTTCTGGTAAAGCATTGTCTAACTCACGTATAAACTCTTTACCCATTTCTTTGGCATCATCTTCATAATCTATAAGACATTGCTCTAATGATTCTTTATTCCAAGGTAAACCAGTTCTCCACATCTGAGCCATAGCTGGAAGTGCATTACACTCTAAAGTAAATGCCTTGCCTAATCTAGCTGAAGCTATCTTGTAGTTTAATGTGGCATCAAGTTCAAGCAACACTTCAATATCAGTAGCAGCATACTCAAGCTGTTCTTTAGTTAATTTTTCTAAACTCCAGTCTGATCTCTGCTGTTCTTTAGATACTTCTCTGTTTAGATGACGTAAAGCTACATCAGCTAAACCGTGTTTAACTTGAGGAATACCATTGGTAAGTAATCTGCTGGCTATCATGCTGCATCTAACAAGACCATTAGGATAGATGTCATGTTCCTGCAACCAGCCAAGATCAAACACTGCATTATGAGCAAGCCAGTGTCTCTTCATGCTGCTGAAGAAACGTATGAGATAATCCCAATCTTTGTCTACTAAATCAAAACAATCTATCACCACAATGGATTGTGATGAATAGCTGCCTAGCTGAAGTAGACGTAACTTACCTTTCTCTGGTTGTAGTTGTAAGGTTTCAGTATCAAACGCAATGCTGTGTGCTGTATGAAGTCTGTA